CTATTTTTTAACGAGACTTGTTGCCTGTCCCGAATATCTCCCTTTTCCTTACTAAACACCAGTCGAATGCCTGTACAGCCCCGTCGAGTGGAGCCGAGGGGAATCGAACCCCTGTCCTGATTATCTTTCATTGAAGATCAACGATATCAAAGATTATTTATAAAGCGTGTAGTGAGATTCGAACTCACGAGATAAGATTGGAAATCTGATATGTTACCACTACATCATACACGCTAACCATTAGATTCCCTTTTCAGTCTTAATCCATGCAGGACAACGACCGATAGCATCTAACTTACGAAGAGTTTCCTTCTTTGCATTTAGAAGTTGCTCTTGCTTTCTACGACGGCGAGATTCATACTTACGCTTTCGTCTACGACGGAGTTCATGCTTCTTATCAATCATTTCTTGTTTCCTTTCTTCATTCTATTCATATATTGACGACTAGCACGCAGAAGTTCATCTGTCGGAATCAAATCAAGTTCTTCATATCGTGCTTTTCGATCATTAAAGTCTTGTTCAGTTGCCAGCGGTGCGTTCCAGTACTGTCTAATAACATAATCAACACTCTGAATTACTTCTGAAATAATACTGTGTGTATATTGTGAATTTGGTGTTGCAAGTTCAACACCCTTCAAAAAATACAATGCTTTTTGCAAACTTTCAATTTCATAATCATCCAGAATGATCTTACGAATAAGTGCATCTGGTTCAAACTTATCCTTCATGAGATTCTCCTATTTTTCTAACTTTCATCCAATGTTCACGACGATGATTGTCCATTGGTGGGAAATCAGACTTCTTCAAGATAGGGTGATTAAATGCTTCTCGCATCTTTACTAATGACTTATTCAACTCTTCAATACTATCACCATAAACACTTGATTGACTTACTGTATGATCAACTGGCACACCATCAAGATAATATACTTCATGAATAGCATACCAAGCATCATGTGGATCACCAGTACTATCATCCATAATAATTCTATAGTCCCAAATTACTTTACCACTCATATTGTTCCTTTCAGGTTATTTGCTAACCATTCAATTACATTTACGGTAACTGCATTTCCTAGTTGTTTGTAACGAGTTGTATCAGGTTGTCCATCTGTCCAATTATCTGGAAATCCCTGTAGTCTTTCACATTCCAAAGGTGTCAGTCTTCGAATAGTTAGATTATAAGCAACTGCTTGACCATTTGCAAGATCTAATGTGTGAGAAACTTCTTCTGCAACACCATGACCATTTGCTCCTGTTTGTGCTGTACGAACTGCCATTACCATAGCAGCATGAACTGCATTAGAAGCAGCAAGAGTGTGACACGGATCACCCGGTACTCTTGTTTGCTTATTGATAGGTGCTGTAATCTGGAATAAATCGTAAGGAATAGGCTCCAATACTGCAGACATTCTACGCTTATCCGGTTCTGCTTGTTGACGAAATAAACTTGAAGATGTTAAGGTGTCTGAGAGTTGTCCACCGTCCCACCAACTTGTCTCTTGAGAGTTTCCTCCAGAATTGGCGGCAAGGTCTTTCCTCTTTTCTCTGCTCGTCGTAAAATTCCCTGACATGCTTTCGGAGAGAGCCAATACTTGCTCGGCACCCCCGACTCTAGAACTTGCGACAATAAAGATGCGCTTGCGTCTTTGGGGAACTCCGAAGAATTGGCTGTCAAGAATTCTCCATGCGATTTCCTGACAATCCCACCCTTGGTCCATTTCAGCGAGGAGGACTGCGAAATCCCTTCCTTTATTGCTCGACAGCAATCCGGGGACATTTTCGAGTATGACATATTGGGGGTTGATTCCCCGTACAAGTCGCATTGCTTCATAGAATAATCCTGACCTTTCTCCTGCAAGACCTTTACGCTTACCTGCGACGGAAAGATCCTGACATGGAAATCCACCACAGATGATATCAACCTTTTCAAGTTCTTCAACCTTTACTTGTTTGATATCTGAATAAATTTTAGCATTTGGAAAATGCTTTTGTAAAATTTTTCTACAATGTGGATCAATCTCGACTGACCAAGCAAGTTCAAATCCTGCTCGTTCAAAACCGAGATCAAAACCACCAATACCTGCAAATAGTGATCCTACTTTCATTTATTTCTTTTTCCAAACAGTGCAGCAATTCCTGCACACGCAATCAGCATAAAAGATGCAGGTGCAGGAACTGGTGTATCTTCTGATTCAGGAGTACCCGGATATGGAATAGCAGGCGTACTAGGTGTGAGTGATACACCCATACATAAACCTTCAACACGATCAAATGTCACTGGGAATGAAAATTGTTGATCACACATTTGGTATGTGCCAACTAATTGACCATCAAAATATAGTCTATAAATCCAAAGACCAACTGCTTCTCCAGTAAACATAGTACTACCATATTCTGCAAGTGGAACAGTATTACCTTGAATTGAACTTCCAAATTCAGTGGTCATTGAAAGTGCAGACTTATACTCAGGTGGATGGGTATATGCCTGTGTTGTATAAGTAGATCCCTCATATGAGGCAGTATATGGAAATTGACCTTGACCGTAAAATGTAGATGTAAATCCCATAATTATTTTCCTTTAAAGTATATGCTAATTATACTATGTTTTTGATGAAACGCAAGAACTACTTGAACATTTCATACAAGATTTCATCGGCTTCTTAAACCAATTTTGACGAATAACATCCATAAGTACAAATGGAAATAATACTGCTAAACAAGCAAATAAAGCAAGATCAGATACCAAGTCGTTTTGGTTTTTCATAATATTCTAATTTAAGATTTCCATATTCATCTTCGTAAATAAAAGAACAGTTTTCTTTTTCTGTCCAACAGCCAGTATTAGCATATACAATGTTATCTATTTCTTTTATTTTAGGATCATGTATATGACCACAAATCATACCATCGTACTTATGTTGTTTGCAATATTTAACAATTATACTTTCAAATGTATCTAAAAATTGTGATGCTTTTTTAAATTTAATTTTTATGTGTTTGGATAGTGACCAATATTTCATTCCTAATATTCTTCGTACCCAGTTTAACACATCATTTAAATCCATCATTACATCATAACCAATATCTCCTAATTTATATAAAATTGGAGAAAATGTAAATTTTGCAATAAAATCAAATTGATGTCCATGCATCACAATGAATTTTTTACCAGAACAGGTTACATGTTCTATGGTATCGTGCATATCAATATTTCCAAAAATATTGTGATTTTTAAATTTAGTTAAAAATTCATCATGATTACCAATTATATAATGTATTTTAGTTCCTTTACGAGAGTGTCGTAAAAGTCTTTCAATTACTTCTACATGAGAAGATTGTTTATCATGACTGAAGGAAAACGCTTGTTTGAATCTCCATATATCAATTATATCACCAACAAGATATATTTGATCAAATTCGTTTTCTTTTAAAAAATTATTAATTCTATCTGCTTTGCTTTTTTTAGAAGCAATATGTAAATCCGAAATGAAAACGGTTTTGTAATGCATTTACAATTATTTATATTTAATTAGTGACCCCAACGGGACTCGAACCCGTAGTCATCGCCTTGAAAGGGCGAGGATTTAGCCAGTTAATCTATGGGGCCAAAATTTCATATCAATTTTCATTGATATGAAAAGAAAATCAAACCATGCTGTTCTGAGAAAACTTCATCTTCTTCCAAGAGAAGATACCCCAGAAAACCCAAAGACCAATCGTTAGCACACCCATGAATGGACTATTGATCAAAGCGTTTGTAACATTTTCTGATCCAAAAATGCCCAGAACAAATCCAATAATAAAACATGAGACAAACATACCAACCCAACCCATACCAATTGCCGCCGGAATCTTCCAAAAATATGAAGTGTTCATAGATGTCCTTTCTAGACTAAAAATTTAATACACCCGCTTCAACCTTGCGACAATAATCATACATCGCAATAGAAGAAGCACAACCAACATTCAAACTTCTAACAGAACCATACTGAGTAATATAAACGAGATCATCACACCTGTCAAGAAGTTCTGGAGGAATTCCAACTTGTTCTTGACCAAAAACCATCAACACATGTTCGCCCGGTGCCCAAGAATATTCTTCAATTGGACGAGCATTACGAACATTATCAATACCAACAATTCGAAGATGCTCATGCTCATTTGCAAGTTGAATTATTTTCTTTTCAAGTGCTTGCTCATCACGACAATGTACAAAGCGACTATAATTGTGAGTTCCCACTGTGCCGCGACGATCATATTGCTTGCTACCATAAAGGATTACCTCTTTTGCTAAAAAGGCATTCGCATTACGAATCACCGTAGCAATATTAAAATCATTATAAAGATTACTGCAAAGTACAGTAAAATTATGCCTTCGCTTATCTAGGTCTGAAAGAATTGCTTCATGCTTCCAGTAATGATAATGATCAATGATGTTTCGCGTTTCACTCATAGTAGGATACCAGAGACTCGAACTCTGCGGTAGGTCGTTATAAGCGACCCTGCTCCACCCGAAGCGTGTATCCCATGTCAGTAATATACCTTAGTTTTCTTCAGAGTCAAGAGCATCCTGAGAAGTTTTCACAACAATTCTTGACTTCTTATTGTTAACATGACCATTATCATTCTTCATAAAATAATTAGACTTCTGACGATCTTGATCATGCCCAAGTCTAAAATTTATAGTATCAATATTCATATTCTGTAACTTTTCAATTGAAATATGATTATCAAAACAATAATTTAAAATTTCCTGTGCAGTCTTAAGTGCTTCGACTTCAGTACCAGGAATTGCAATATCAATAAAAAGTCTAAACATTAAAAGTCCAATCTCACGACACCATCATCAGTCGTGTAATAAATTTCATGAAAAACTTCTCTACACCAAGGAGCACAATGCTCACATGGTTTTGACATTCGTAGTTTCCCAAACTTATTATACCTAACATTTACAAGAGTCAACTTCTTACTACGGAAATTGTATGGAATTTTACGGAATGCATCAAGTTCAGAATGCATTTCATTAAACTGATATCCATATTCTTTTGCAAGAGGATGCGTCTTAAAAACATTTCTACCAACAGAAATAACACGATTCTTATAAAGAACAAAAGAAACATGCTTCTTTTGACGATTCATCTTTAAGCAAATTGGATATGCTTCAGAAATTAATTCATCCAAAACAGACATGATCAAATCTCTCCAACATCAATATTGGTGATTACATTTTTCTTAACATTCTTTTTATCATGCCAGTCAGTAAAATAAGAAGAAAGATAATCGCTATCTGAATTTTTCTTTCTAAGATGCTGAATTTCATTAAAAGCCATTTGCAATGTGCTAGAAATGAGTCTTTCATTTTCATCAGGACTCATACTTAACATCTCAATATCAACTTTAAGTCTTTCCAAGATATCCATATTTTCCATAATAAACTCCTTAAACGCGCTCGGCAAGATTCGAACCTGCGACCTGATGCTTAGAAGGCATCTGCTCTATCCAACTGAGCTACGAGCGCATGATGTCATTCAACTAATGACAACTTTGGTGCTGATACTGTCTTATCTGGAATGATTAGACCACTACCAAAATTTTCATTGTAATTATTTGCTAGTTCTGGTTGTGGAGTAAGAACAAAAAGAACACGCTCCTTATTGATCGTAACTCCTGTTTGATCTACCGTAGTATACGGCAACCAAGGTGCTAATGCAAGTTCTCCCTTACCAACTGGAACAATAATTGCTGGATTTTTAATTGAATATACATTTTCAATTAGTTCGATCTTTGCGATTATTTGTTCTCCGCTTACCAGTCCGATTAGTTGTACATTGCTCATTTTTTAATTTACCTTTCTTTTTTCCAAAAATATCATCCCAATTTTTTGAATATTGTTCCCAATCTACGGGTCTATATGTATCACCTTTACCTGCTGAATGTTTACCGCCCATCTTCGTCCTCTTTTAAATCATAATAATAACTATCATCTTCACCTTCAATTATCCATCTGTCACTTGTTCCTTCACATCTAAAATTTTTATGATCAACTTTATAATCAGGATTTTGTGGAAATGGTTTTGTAACAAAAGACATATGTTTCCAATATATTCTATTATTTGGTTGTAAAGTGTAACAACCATTATCCAATTCAAACATATGTAAACATTTATATTGTGTTGGTTCATCACTATATGAATTATCATACCAATCAAATGTCATCATGTAATTACCCCAAAGTTCTTTTTTATCTTTTAAAATTATTTTTGCTCTTGCACCTTTTAAATAATCATAAACAATATTTGTGCAATTTATAGAAAAACAATCCCATAATTGTAAATAATCTAATTGAATATTGGGAGCATTTTCTTTGTGACATAACATATGAATTGGAACTCTACTTCTAACCAAACCATCATCAGTCATTACATGAAAAAGTAATGCTCTATCTGGATTAGATTGTGCTCCAAATACAGTAACCTTTACAAATTCACCAACATGATCTTTGTGTTGGTACATCTGTTCTTTTCTCATGTAACAATAAAAATGTGGAATATTTACATTTAACATAAAGCCATATATCGGATTCGAACCGATGACCTGTGCTTTACAAAAGCACTGCACTGCCACTGTGCTAATATGGCAAACTCTTGAAACTGGACTCGAACCAGTGACCCGTGAGTTAACAGCTCACTGCTCTACCAACTGAGCTATTCAAGAATAATTCCTTTGCCTAGATTCGAACTAGGAAAAAGAGAACCAAAATCTCCTGTGATACCGTTTCACCACAAAGGAATCAAATACTTTCTTTATCACCAGAGAAAGTAATTTCATGCAAATCAGAATTTGTTGCATACATCAAAGTGTTTTGAATATATGCAGACATCATAGCAAAACTTGTACAATTCATGTATTCATTTCCATGAATGACCTTGAATTCTCCAACCTTCTTAAGAACATCACACTTATTTATGATGAGTTCAGTGCAACCAGATAAGATGATAGACTTCTTCAACTTATCAAGATTCAACCAATTCACCAATCGTTTACGACCCGTAGTAGAACCAAATTCTTGACCCTCCTCAATAATTCGATTCAGTACAGGATCATTCCATAAAGTTTCAGGGAAGAGTGGATCTGTACCACTCTTTGTGTCATATGCTTTTGCAACACCAATTAGTCTACGGATTTTCTTTGGAGAGAAACCAAGAGAACATGCAGAGTATGGCATTGTTGAACTACTAGTAACGAATGGATAATCACCATGATCAATATCAAGCCATACACTTTGTGCTCCTTCGCAAAGAATCCTACCAGATAGTTCTCCATCCCACAACCACTCTGAAATGAAATATTCCTTTGCTCTCCTACCTCTACGCAACATCTTATCCGAATAGCAAGGAGCAATTCCTTGAGAAGTTGTTCCTAAGTGACCAAGATTCTTCTTGTCCCACTCAATGTGTTCTTCAGTAATAATATGTGCGTTTGGATGAATCTTGATAAGAGAAGTATCAAATCCTGCTGCACGAAGTCCACGAATCTCTTCAAAAAATTTATCAGTGTTGATTACACATCCCGGTCCAATTACGCACTTCTTACCTGCAAAGATACCGGATGGAATAATATGAGTTTTAAATTTTTGTCCATTTACATAAACAGTGTGACCAGCATTTGGTCCACCGTTCCAACGACAAACATAATCATATTTTGGAGCAAGAGCATTGGAAATCTTTCCCTTGCCTTCATCGCCCCATGCTAAACCATAGATCACATCTACATAATCAATCATTTAATCCTAACTCCTCGTCAAGTTGTGCTAGTCTATCCATTGCTTCCTGAGACTTCTTGTATTTTTCTGCTTTGAAGTCTATGATTGGTTCAGATTTACCGTCACCAAAAATAAACATTGCTTTCTCGTTTAATTTATTGGCAATCTCCATCAGTCGTTTGCCTTCAGGAAGAAAGTGACCATCAATCATGTAATCATTCTGTGCAATATATATCAGAAAGGTATGATCGTTCAGTTCATTATACGGATTGTCAATCATTATTATTCTCCATCAAAGTGCCCCCTGTAGGGATCGAACCTACGACCTTGAAATTAAAAGTTTCTTGCTCTACCAACTGAGCTAAGAGGGCATAAAAACGGTTTTGGTTGTATCCAGTAACTACTACTGTCGTACAGACATTCGTTACTTTCGTATCAGGAACCGTAAACCAACCAGTCAAACGGTTTTGTTAGTCGAGGTACTACAGAAGGTTTCCCGTAAACCATTTCTGCTCGCTCGGATATGTTATCCCACATACCGACAAGGTTTTTTTAATAATATATCATAAACAATAAAAGTAATTTTTAATGTAACCACATAATATTATTATCAAAGTGCTTCATAGTATGTTTCCTTGTTCTTTTCTCTGACTTGTATAGTATACTACTTTTATCGGACTCCGCAAGAAAAAAAGTAAAGATTTATAAGATTTTTTTTGGGAGTCAAATGCAAATATTCAAATTTCAATTTTCTTGAAATATGTTATTCAACTGACGATTAACACGGATGAAGGTAGTACACTTTGACAAATCCTTAAGTCTTGCTGCACCAACATATGTGCAAGTGGAACGAACACCACCAAGAATTTGTTGCATTACATTTGCAACTGGTCCTACTTCTTTAACAAATACCTTCTTACCTTCTGCTGCACGATAGGTAGCAACACCACCAGAATGCTTCACCATAGCGGTTGCAGAAGACATACCATAGAACTCCTTACCTTCTTCTGTAGTCTCTCCTGCTGCTTCATCAGTGCCTGCAAACATACCACCAATCATAACAAAGTCTGCACCTGCACCAAATGCTTTAGCAACATCACCGGGACAAGTACAACCACCGTCTGATAGTACATAACCACCAAGACCATGTGCTGCATCTGCACACTCCATGATGCAGGAGAGTTGAGGATAACCGACACCAGCAACCTTACGAGTGGTGCAGACAGATCCTGGTCCAATTCCTGCCTTGATGATGTTTGCACCAGCAAGAATCAATGCTTCGGTCATTTCACGGGTAACAACATTACCTGCAATGATAACATGTTCTGGAAATAAACCACGAATAGTTCGAACATAATTTACAAACTTTTCAGTATATCCATTTGCAACATCAAGACAAATAAAGCGAATATGCTTATGTGCATTTAGTATCTTTTCTGCTTTTTGAATTTCTGTTAATGTTGAAGAGTCATTTCCCATTCCCATAGTATAAACTAATCCACAAAGACCAGAATGCTTTCTCAACCATGAACTTGCTTCACGACTCCAATCTTCTTCAGAGTAATACTTATGAATAGCACACATGGCACCATAATCTGCAAGAGAGTTTGCCATTTCAAATGTGCCTACTGTGTCCATATTAGCAGCAACAATAGGAACACCTCTCCATACAAATTCGCCATTTGGTAGTTTAAACTTAAATGTCCGTTCTACATCAACCTTGCTACGACTATCAAGGTTACTGCGCTTTGGACGAATTAAAACATCAGCAAAATCAAGTTTTACATCATCTTCAATCTTCACTTTACTTTCCTTTCACTTTTCTTCGATTTTACCTTCCAAATCCATTGGAAGTAAATTTCGAAGTTGTTTCATAATCTTAGCCAAATCTTTTGAAGTAATCTTATCTTTTAGATACTTCTCATAACCAATCACACATGCTTCTGCTGCATCTACTAATTCGAATACCCATGTCTGATTGTCTCTATGTTGCATTTATGCTCCATCGTCTTCTAAATGAGGATCATACTCTGAAGCATTATTAATTTCATCAATCACTTCTCTAGTATCTATCTCATTTAGAATTTGAGTGAGCATATTCCTAATAGAAAGAATCTCGTGATAATCATAACCATCAATAGATTCTTCATTATTGAAGTTTCTAAAACATGCAATGTGTTCATTTGTTACTGGATGTTTAACAAGATCAATAATTGGGTTTGAACCATTAATGTTTTTAACACCAGAAATCACAAAAGTATTATTCATAAAAATTTTCCTCATCAAACTTCTTGTTTAAAAGACCATCAATAAGTTTTTGAATGACATTCATCATCTCATCATGTAGTTTGATCCCACCCATAGACGAAATTGTTTCAAGTTCCATAATTGCTGATACAGTTCCAGACATGTCTATGGGTTGGGAAATTCCTAAATCCAGATACCCATACTCCAACAGTTTACTAGGAGAATCTCCTTTTGCAAGTACCATGTTCTGATTATTCAGAGGATTCTTGCCAAGAAGAACATAAACCCCATCCTTCAAGTAATCTATCGTGTATTGTGTATTTGTTAACATATTATTTTCCGTATTGTATTAATAATTCTTCTCCAACGAGAATTGTCTTGATCGCTTTAAATGATGCGGTCTGTTCTACCCAATTAATTTCTACCTTAACATTTGGTTCATTTGAATGATTATAAAGAGAACCATAACCAAGAGGCATATATGCAATTGGACTATTCATCTTGCAATCATTGCAATTGCATGAAGTATTTGACCAAATATACTTTTTAGCAACTGGATCATTTTGATACTGTGTTCTCCAACCAAGTTGAAGAAGAGGACATATTTCTACAGTCTCATCCTGTAAGATATCAACCTTAGCAAACACTCCTTGATTGTGGAGAGAAGATGGTTGAATAACAATCTTATCAGGAACCACAACAGTTCCTCTACTCTTAATCACTGGTTGTTTCTTTTCTTCTTCAACAGGAGCAGGTGCGTCTGGTGCAGATGCTTCTACTATTGGATTGTTTTTAACAAAAGTTTCAAAATCAATTCCACTCACTTCATTACTCATAACAATCTCCTTTTAATTATTTTTTGGTCGTTTGTGGTATTTTAACACCTTCTGAATGTTGTGCAAGAGCATCTGAAAGATTTTTCATTCTTTTTCCGATACTGTTTTCGGTATTCTCTCTATAATCATCAGCATTCAAATATTCTTTACTTGCACCCTTTAAATCACCTTTACGAATCATTGCAAGTGCCTTTGGTGATTTCTTTATCATACCTCTAAAATGCTCAGATGCAATATGCATTCTTAAATTTGGATGCATACTATCAAATGTTTCGTGACCAATAATATCTCTTACTTGATCATGCTTTTGTTTTGCTTGATGAGTTAATAATTCGTGCCCTTGAGCAGCAGTTAATTCTGTATTTCCTGATGCTACTTTTTGTCTCCATTCCTTTGATTGGTATGGGAAGACTTTTTCCATTGTACCAACAAAACTTCCATCAATCAATGCTCCGTGACCAACTGTAGGAAGTCCTTTACTATCCTTATATCTTCTTGCTCTCCATCCTTCCATTTCTTTTAAATGTGGGACGAGTATATCACCAACTACATCTGTGGGTTTTTCTTCTTTTGCTTCTGCTGGTTTTTCAGTTGATTTCTTTAAATTGTTTATTTTTAAAGTTTGTTTTTCTGGTGCTTTGCTCAGTGGTGCTTTACTTGTTATTGGACTATCTTTACTGTCCATACTCTTTTCAAATGCTCTTGCACCAAGTCCAATACCACCAGCAACTGATAATGCTGCAAGACAATTTAAAGTTTTTGGACCAAACATAATAATAACTTTTTTTTCACTTAAAAAGGTAAGAACACTATTCAAAAATTCTTCATTTGCAGCAACTTGTTGTTCGTCTGGTTGCTGTTCTGTTTGTTGTTGCTCTGCTTCTTGCTTTGCTTGCATATTTTGTAATAATTGCAATTTCATTAAAAAGTCTTCCATACTTGTTGTTGGAATTCTTTTTAGAAGAACTTTCTTTGCATCTCTGGAATATGAAGTTGGGAAGAGTGTTTGTGCTGCTGGACTCTTTCCTTCTGGAGACATCGTTACAGCAGCACCATCGCGGTCTTGAATGTCTTCCAAAAGAGTATTTTTATACTCTTTTTGTTCTTCTTTTAGGGTTTTTAGTATATCCATAATAGATCTTCATTATCCTTGGCACAGTATGTATACAAGTTAAAGGTTTTATAAATAACCTAAAAGGAAGATATGCCCATGTCAAATATAAAAAATAGTAATGAATTAATTGAATCACTTCAAAATGAGAATGAAGCACTAATTTTAGTAATTGAAGAATTAGTTGCTCGTTTAGATGAAGCAAAGAAAGCAGCACTAGATCCAGTAGGTAAGGAAGATTCGGATGTAAATAATGACGGTAATGTTGATGGTACTGATAAGTATCTCCTAAACCGTAGAAAAGCAATCGGTAAGGCTATCGGTAAAAAGAAAGTAAATGAGGATGTTGAGACTCTAACTGGTATCAAAGTTCCAAAGAGATCAACCAGAAAGCACATGGTTCAAGTTGCTAAGGCAATTGCAAACCTTCGTCCAGAGGAAAGACCAGCAGAGCATAAGAAGGCTGCAATGTATTTTTACAAATCAAATCCCAACTTCGATGCACAAAGATTTAGAAAAGCATCTGGTATATCCGATGGAATGGAAAAATCTGATTATCAAAAAGAATCAGTAGAGCAAATTGATGAGATCAGTAAAGCAACAAAGGACGCATATGTTGCAAAGCGTGGCTCACAACTCTCGTCCATGATGTACGGTTCTGGAAAGCACTATGCTTCGCTCACAGGCAAACAACAAGCAAATGCTGCCAAAGGTATCAAGCGAGCAATGAATGTAAAAGAAGAAACATTACTTGAAAAGTTTAAGAAAGTTTCTTCAGAAATCCGCCATCTCATGAGGGATAAGGGATATCCACAAAAGAGAGCAGTTGCTGCTGCTTTGAGTATGAAGCGTGAAGGTAAATTATCAGAAGAAAAAACAAAAGATACTTATGATCCTCGTGCAGCACAAGCAATTGCAAATGCATATAGAGAGCGTAGACTAAAGAACAAAAAGAAGAAGAAAGGAAACTAAAAATGAACAAAGACGAACATGTTAAGATGTGGGAAAATGCTGCAAAGAGAGCAAATGATGCTGAACTCGCAAGACTTCAAAGAAAGTCTGGTCTTGATTTAGGTGTTCGTGGCACACACCGTGAAGGTCAAGGAGTTACACCAGCAGGTGAAGCAGCACAACAGAAAAGAATGAGAGATCAGGAAAAAAATCAAGAAAAACTTAATAAAGGAAACTAAAAATGAACAATCCATTAGCACAAAAGTATAATTACTACCTAAACGAATCACATAGACTTTCAGAAGAACTCCAAAACGAAACCGAGTACTCAGAACTCCTAGAGAACATTCTAGTAGAACTAATCGGTGAAGAAGCATTCTACGGATTGTTTGAAGATCTTCAAACACCAGAGCGTGCTAGAGAAATGAAAAAGAATATAAAAGGATTAACAGCAAAAGCAAATAGAGATAGCGCAAGGGCTTATGAAGAAGGTGAAATGGGATCAGCAGAATCCGCTGCTGCTGCACACGATACAGCAGCAGATTCAGCATATCGTGAAATAGAAGCAATCCACAAGGATGCAGGAGAAAAAGCAAGCAAGACAAAACTATATGGTCTTGGTGGCAAAGTTGTAGGAAAGCGCACATTAGTAAAGCGTGCTACAGAAAAAGTAGTTCGTACTCCTGCAAAGTATAGTGCATTCAAAAAACCATCAAAAAAATAATAAACAATAACAGATTGTAAAAGAAAAACCCCGCGTAAGCGGGGTTTTTGCTTCGGAGTATATTGATAGTTAAACTCAGTTAAACCAACCAGCAACTCCCTTGGTGATCCAAGCAACGCCCTTCATGGCGTATGGTAGGAGTGCAAGGAAAGCGACTAGTTGAAGTGGGTTCTTCCAGCAGAAAGAACCAGTGATTGGACAAGTATTCTTGTTCATAGTAAATCTCCTTTAAAATAAAATTAGAAATTGATTCCAAGACCTAAAGTAACATTCCAACTGTTTTCGTTGCCTGCAGCAACATTTTGCCAAACAGGAATACCAAATCCTGCGTTGACATCAACATTGTTGGACACATTCCAAACAGCCTTAGGACCGAGGAATGCAACATCACTACCTTCGGTGTACCATTGATTTAGGTCAACACCGACTGAAAGTGTGTTCCACTTGTATGCAACAAATGATTCTGCGTTTACCAAGTAAGTAGCAGCATTACCAAAAACTGGGCTATATGCTACATCACCGTTGAAACGGTAATCAAATGTTTGGGTGTAAACTACTGCACCCCAAGTCATGTCATAATTTACGCCGACATGTGGGTTGACATTAACAGTACCGTAACCAGCAGAGCCGGTTGGTAGCCAAACGCCACCCTCGACAGCGACATTAGTGACAGAACCAAGGAAATTGACCTTGCTTAGAACTGCGTAATCTAAACCAAGATCAATTGCACCGTAACCAGTATAGTCTTGTGAGTAAACTGGTACAGTGACATGCCAACCTGCGAGTTCGAACAACTTGCCACTAACAGTTGAATCGAGTTCAACTACAGTGTCTGCGTTCTTCTTACCCCAGAAGGTCAAATCTTCAGTTACAACAACATCAGATACGACCGGAGTTGGTGCAGGTGCAGGAGCAGCGGTTTGTGCTGCTGCGACACAGCAGAGTGAAAGTGCTAAAGTAGCGATTAAGTTTCTCATTCTATCTCCTTATTTGTAAAATCCCTACTCCGAAGGGATGTAGTGTTATATAGCAACTGCTTTTCCTTGTCAAGTTTATTCTTTTTTTATAAAACACGCTTTTTTTCGCCTTTTTTCTGTTTATACATAATAAAAAGGAGAAATTATCATGTCAAACAGTGAAAATTTACAATTAAAGGCACAAATTGAATACACACAACTCCTAGAAGCAATTTTAGAGAAGGCATTTGGTGAAGAAGGTTTCAAAAAACTGATGGAAGAGCTCGCAGAAGACGCTGCAAAGAACAATTTAGAGATTCCAAAAGCAAAAACTAAGAAAACATACAAGGAACGAGTCAAAAAATGAAGAGTTTTAAAGATTTTTTAACACCAGGAAGAGAAAGAGTGCTCCAAGCAGCAGATATTCATGGTGAAAAACTAAAAAATTCACGAAAAAGCAAACAATATGTGCAAGGTGACATAAAACAAGCAAGAGCACTTGCTATTTTCAACCGTGGAGTTGAACCAACACCAGAAAACAAAGAAAAAGCAGAGTTCTACAGAAAACAATCTAGAATTTGGAAGTAATAAATACGATTAAAGGAAAACAAATGAACAACCCATTAGCACAAAAATACAATTACTACTTAAACGAATCACACAGACTCAATGAAGAACTCAAGTCAGAGGAAGAGTATTCAGAACTTCTAGAGAATGTTCTTTTTGACATTTTAGGTGAAGAAGATTTCACCAAGTTATTTGAATATGTTATGAAGGGAACTGTTACACACGATGGACAATACAATCCTCAACCTTTAAGTGCAGATCGTTCTGCAAGAAGAGCAAAAAGAATTGGACAAATTGTTGCTTTAGGAAGAACTGCTGCTGGAAAGAAAGATGAGCAACTCACTGATCGTGTTGCAAAATCTCTTGTTGCAAAAGGAGCAGACAGTCCTAGTGTTCGTGGTGCATCAATGAACACAAGAGGTTCTAATGTAAGTACAGCACTTAAAACTGGTGATAAGATAAAAATACGACCTGATAGTTCAATGGGTACTATCCGACAGGAATATGATGATGATCAGATAAAAATGTCAAAAGCAAGAAGAGATAAAATTAGCGGTAAAAAGGAAGAAGATAAGAATACATTCTAAACCTTCTTCAAATATTATAAAAAAGAACCCCGTCTGAGCGGGGTTTTTTTATTTCTTCTCTTGTCCTAGTCGTGGGACATAGAATTTTTGCATATGTCCTCTATCCACTATTTTAGCGGCGATTTTTTTCTTGCTCGCAGCAAGTGCTTTTGCAACTCTATGTGTACCATCCAGAACCTGGTATTGGTGCTTGGCTGATCCTGGAACCTTATGGCGCATCACAATGATGGGATAACTGGGATCTGCTCTGTCAATTCGCTCTTTTCTTGCCTTTGGATCCACATTATGAATCTGTGACTCAATATCTTTAAAATGTCTCATAGAGAGTTGTTTTAATTTGGAGGATTTTGTATGTTTTACCAAATCTCCTACCTTATATCGGTAGACATTATCATCGTCATACTTGACTCCTGCGACGGAATCAAGACCTTCTTCTTTGAGTGATGATTTTTTATTTGTAATTCTTAGTTTTTTATTATTTTTAGAAAATTTAGAATCAGGAATTCCAAAAATAAATTGAGCGGCTGAACCCGCATCAACAGCAGATCCAAGTGATCGTAGACGATTATTATTCGATGGTTTAATTGATATCACTTTACCTATCTTATTTGAAGACATTATTGGATTTTGTTTATCTGCTGCTACATTTGCAGCATGTGATGCATTTGCCGCAAGCGCACCAACGGTTGTAACCATTGCTGCTCTCTTTAAAATGCTTTTGAGTCTACTCTCTTCTTGAAGATATTCTTTAAATGATTTCATATACCTTTATTTTTTTTAATTGCTGCTGCAACCTTCTTAATGATACCAGTATTTACTGATCTATCACTAGTACCACCAATAGCATCATATCCGTCGAATGACTTTCCCTTCATCGGAGTCAGTGTTGGTTTCTTACCATCGCCAAATTCTCGTCTATCCAATTCCGAATCAGCAATACCATAGACAGAACGACTGTTCTTCATTTTAGTATGGAGTTTTGCTAATTCTTTTGTGTGTGGTGAACTTGCTCCCAATACCTTTGTTGATTTTTTAACATTTTGTCTACTTGCTGCTGCTGATGTAGAACTATCAAAAACATCTTCTAAGATGCTCTTTACGACATTATTTACATATTCTCTAAGGGTTGATTCGTTTGCAATCTTTTTTCCTGCCATTGCAAGTCCTTTTGCTCTGCGGTCGGCTTTATGAGAATAACGCTTTGCGTCTTCTCTTTCTTGGGCTGCTAGTTCTGGATTAGGACCAGATCTTCTGCTACCAGAGTCATGATATGCTGCATCATCTCTTTTTAGGAATTCTTTATTTTTATTGCGACGCAGATCTTCACCGGCTTTTGCTACATAACTTCCTAGTAGTTTTTTAGAAATTTCTTGTAAGTCTTGAA